CGCACCGCGTTCAACAAATATCTTGCCTATCGGGAAGCCAACCTTGAAATTGTTAGAGGAATAAAGAAAGTAGGATTAGGGAATACCTACGCCAATCTATATCGCATACTTCATCGCTTCCCAAGTGATGAAGTCGCGGCAATCCTTCGGTGGCAACAAAAGGGGAAAGACATTACATTTGAAAAGACCCAGTTTGACTTTGAAGGGAAAACCGACCTTGAGATAGCAGAATATATTAGAGAGAAGAAATTGCCCGTTCTAGGGGTACTAGGGGCGCTCAAAAAGGTATCCCCGGTGATTGCCGTAGCTTTGCTTGAGCAGTGCACGGGAAATCAAGCGGTCATTCTCCATAAAACATTTGAAGATGCTGGTGTTCTTTCTGATCCAGAAGTTATTAAGTTGTATCAAGAGAAGGTGGCAACGGCTAAAACCGCACTTGATAGGGTAGAGAATTTGACAAAAGAATCATCCAAAGAAATTCAAGAGATGCTCAAGAAGACGCGAGCTGACGTGCGAAAAGAACAAGTAGGAGATATTGGGAAGATATTCCTTCACATTGATGTATCAGGGAGTATGGAAGAATCTTTAGAGGTGGCCAAGGAAAAAGGGGCAATCATTGCGGAAGTCGTAAAGAATCCGCAGGAAAACTTTATGTGGGGGTTGTTTAACACGGGTGGCGAGGTATTGCCAATCCCTAAAACATTTGAGGCGGATGCGTTTAAGGCAATTCTTTTCGGACGACGGGCGGGCGGTGGAACGGATGCGTTTCAGCTGTATCCGGCGGCTAGAGAATTTGGGGCAGAATGTGACGTGTTTATCAGTGATGGAGCAACAAATGTGGGAGATTTGGGAACAAAAATTAAGATTTTTCACGAACAAAACCCAAACACTCCAAAGCCAAGAGTGTGTGTATTGATTCATGTGCGGGGGCAGGAATTTAATCTCGCCATTAAAGAAGGATATGAAGAAGTAGGTATTCCAACCTCGATTATGAAACCAGAAACTCTCAGTGAGAGTGCGATTGTAGCTCAGAGTATCAAGCAGGCAATGTTGGGTCCCATTCAAATAATACAAGAAATTATGGATACACCATTGCTCTCTTTGCAAAATTGGTATTTTACAGTGTAGATAATGGATTTAAAAAATTTACTGATTGACATAAGAGAAAAAGCACGAAATTTTGTGTTTAGTTGTCCATTCGTTAAAAAATTAGAAAATTTACCTAATACAAGTGGAATATATTTTTTGACCAATTCAAAACAAAGAATTTTATACGTTGGGTGCACAGTTGACTTTAACCAAAGGTGGAGTAGACATGAATATAAAAGAGAATTTGAGCAAGAAGAAGATTATAAAATTTTCTTTATAGAAAGAGAGAAATTAAGGGGACTTGAATTTATTGATCTCAATACGATAGAGGGATTATTTATCTCTTTTTTGCTACCTCCTTATAATAGAAAATGTAGATGGAACGTCCCTAATACTTCTTTGTTAAATTTTTAAATTAGAGAATGTGCAAAAAATCGATCTTACAAGATTTATTCAAGAACACGAAGTCACCATGTCCATCGTTGACGGGTGGGGAAAGTACGGAAGCAGGAGGGTGGAAAAAAGAGTCAAGAATGGATGGTATCGGGTCGGAATCGGTTCGGACGTTTCGATCAAGAGAAAAGCAACACTCGTTGAAATCGACCAAGAGTTAAAACATGGAAAATTACTAACGGGATTTGCGTATGGGGAAGAGATAGTTCCCGTCAATTTCCAGAATCTATTTAGTAGGGGGTTTGGCGAGACGGTAAAAGTGGAGTTTTTAGATCAACTACCATGGACGGCAGTACATTTTGTCCAACGGGAGGACGAAAGATTTTATTATGTGGATGTGGATTTTGGTTTTCATCGCACTTTGGTTCGTTTACAAAAGCTTTTCGAAGCCGGACAAACCTTATTAAATGAGAAAGGCGTTAGCCCGGAGGCCCGATACTTGTGGCTCCTGATGTCTTTAGAGCGCGACACATGGAAACACTTACAAGAGTTAGAAGCGTTAAAACTAAGTGAAAAAGAAAAAAAGAAACGGGCAGGGGAATTTAAATTGAACTTTGGGGAACGGATAAGGGTTGTCGTTGAACAAGCGGGCGGAGTGTTTATATCCGCGACTAAACAGGCAAACAATAGATATTTGGTTACATGGAAAAGCGGAAGACAGACGGTAAAAAGTGTAGTCCATGAAAATTTAAGAGTTGAACATGCGGGTTACTGTTTGTCTAATTTTGATAAGCATCACTCTCTACAATCCCTAATAAGTCTTTCTAAGATTTATATAGAAGATAGTGGTTCGCTTTATCTAACCCGTGTGTAATATGCCAAAAGAAAACACAGAAAAAGATTTTTGGAAAAACGTTATTTTTAGTCCAACTTGTTGGATAAGAAAAGGAGCAATTGCTGGAAAAGGTTATAACGTAATGAATTGGAACAAAAAATTAACATATTCACATAGAGCTTCTTGGATAATTCACTACGGAAATATCCCAGAAAAAATGTTTGTTTGTCATAAATGTGATATTCCAAATTGTGTAAATCCAAAACATTTATTTCTTGGAACACAATTGGATAATTTAAGAGATATGATTCAGAAAGGAAGAAGAGGATATACGGGTCATCAAGGAGAAAAACACAGAAGTCACAAATTAACAAATAAAAAAGTTTTAATGATTAGAAAATTATGGAAAAGCGGAAAATATACTCAACAAAAATTAGGTGACAATTATGGTGTTTGTCAAGTTGTAATAAGCAACATTGTTAATAGAAAAATTTGGAAACACATATGATTTTTATTAAAGAAACAGGCGCAATTTTGAATCCGCAGAGATCTATTCTTCATATCGTGGAGGGAAACGCGGGAATGGTCATTTTTCCAGATCAAACGATTTGGAATCTTCATAAATCTTCTATGGGGTGTGTATACGCCTTAAGTCATATTCACCCTAACGGAATGACAATGTTAAGCCATGAAGACGAAACTACGCTTAGGGCATGGTGCGTTGCGCTTTTTCCACATCCTTTGAGAATTATTACCATCACCCACATGCGAAGCGATTCGTTTACTAAAGAACACGCCTTTCGGGAAACGTGTTACGTTGGGCTTATGGAAGCGAAAGAAACATGGTTAACCCACAAAGACCAACCCAGAAAATTCGAAATTATTAAAGAATGGGAGCGGGACTTTTTTATTGAAAATCCGAAGAAAGCAATGAACGATTGGTATGGACTGACCCTCGTACGAAAAAGCTATGAGTTTGATGAAATAGGAGTAAATTAAGCTTGACACAGATTAACTTACAGGTTATACTTTTGAGTATGAAAATAATGATTCAACAACTCGAATGCAAACGGTGTGGATACAAATGGAACCCGAGGCAGGAAGAAATCCGTATCTGTCCAAAATGTAAAAGTCCATATTGGGATAGGGAGAAAAAACATGAGCTGTCTTATTTGTAAACAAAAAATTGATAAACGAGCTAAAAAATATTGTTCCAAAAAGTGTTATTTTTTAGCAAGAAGTAAAAATAGTTGGTATCGAACATGTAATTTTTGTGGAAATGAAATGAAAGTAAAACGGAGTGATATAGAAAAATATAATAGGGGAAAATATTGTTCCAAAAAGTGTGCCTCTCGATATAAAAACAAAGACAACAAAAGAGTAGAAAAAAAATGTTTTATATGTCATAAAGGCTTTTTTATTGTACAATCACGTATTTTAACTACAAAATATTGTTGCATTGAATGTAAGAATGTTGGCATTGGGAAAAAGGAAAATAAAAAATGTAAAAATTGTGGGAAAATATTCTCTGCTTATCAAAAGAAAAAATATTGTAGTCAAAAATGTTATTTTGAAGAAATTTTTTATAGAGGAAGAATAGAAAAAATATGTTTAAATTGCAAAGAAAAATTTATTACACAACCATCATATGTCAAAAGGAATGAGGGAATATTTTGTTCAAGGAAATGTTCATCAATCTTTAATAGTAAAAAAAACTGGAATAATAAGGAATGGAAAGAGAAACAGATTAAGTTGATGTTAACAGGCCTGCTCAAGCGTCCCACTTCTCTCGAAAAACAGATGATAAGTATAATCCAAAAACATAATTTGCCTTATAAGTATACAGGGGATGGAAGCTTTTGGATTGCTTATAAAAATCCAGACTTTGTGAACGTAAATGGTGAGAAGAAAGTAATAGAAGTGGCTAACGATTATAAGCTACATCATCCAGAAAACTATGCAAACGATAGACGGAAACATTTTTCTTCTTATGGATGGACAAGTTTTATATTTACGGGAATTAACAATAAGCTGGATGAGGAGGAAATATTAAAAACGATACAACAGTAATTATCCTTGGGATCGGAGCGTTAGGAAGCCATATATGCGCAAACATTATTGCTGATAACCACAATGATGTAGTAAACATTACGGTTCTCGACTTTGATCGAGTTGAAAGCAGAAATTTACAAGGAACTCAATTTTACACACTAGAAGTAAAAGATCATTTTAAGACTGATGCTTTACAATATTTAATTTATAAAACTTTTGGGAAAGAAATCAGTTTTATTAATGAAAAACTAACAGAATCCAATATAAATTTATTATCTAACTACGACATGGTGATTGATACTTTTGACAACTATAAATCTCGAAAGATTGTTCAAGAATATTGTAGAAAAAACGGTATCGAGGTAATTCACATTGGTTTTTCTGACAGTCTTACTTTTTCTATTGAGTTTGGAAACAATTATGCACCCCCAAACAACACTCCTGTTAGAGATATTTGCACCATTTCAGGAGCCAGTTCCTTCGTACACATGGTTTCGGCTATCGGCTCCTCGGTTGTTCAGGAATATTTAACAACGGGAAAACAACGGGAATTTACTGGCGGACGACTATCTTTACGAGAGATTTTATGAAAAATATCTATAAACGTCAAACAAATTTTGTAAAACCAGAGCATTTAGATTTTTCAATCCTTCTTATCGGGTGCGGAGGAACAGGCTCTTGGGCTCTCCTTGCTTTACAAAAAATGGGGTGTACCAATCTCTCTGTAATAGATTTTGACAAAGTTGAAGCGCACAATATTCCCTCTCAGGCATTTAAACAAGAAGATATTGGTATATTAAAAACACACGCGCTTCCAGGTTCTTATATAAAATTTGATGAAACATTTGAGGACTACTTCAAAGAATATTTTCGAGAATCTACCGTCGTAATTTGTGCTATTGATTCCATGGATGAACGAATAAAGCTTTGGGATATTATCAAGAAACGGGATGATGTGGAATTATTTCTTGACCCACGCATTGGCGGAGAATTATTGCGAATGTATGCAGTAGATCCCCTAGATAACAAAGCAGTTGCTTTTTATGAAAGCCAACTCTACCCATCTAGCAAAGCCGATCCATTGCCCTGCGGGTCACGTCAGATTGTCTACACTACTATGTTTACAGGAGCTTTAATCGCAAATTATGTGAAAAAGTATGCAAAGAAAGAACCGATAAAAGCGGAAACTATCATGGATTTTAGTACGATGAACTTAATTTGAAGGAGGTGAGTACGCATGCTAGGTAGAAAAACAGGAACTATCACGGTAAAAGTAGCCAGAGTACCAGGAAAACTCGCTGAAGTTGAGCTAAATGGCGGAAGAACAGTCGCAGATGCGTTGACTGGCGCGGGTTTTTCAAAGAAAGATTCCGAAGAAATTAGGGTAAACTCAGTAGATCGGGAAATGGATTATGAGTTAAAGAACGGAGACAAAGTGACGTTGCTAAGAAATATTGAGGGAAATTAAGCTTCTATATTTCTTATAATATGACACAAACTAGAACCCGTCCACGTCGAGGAGGTATCGGAGGTCTTATCGATAACTTTCGCGGAGGTCAAAACGTGGACGTAGACCCGTCAGCTATTGCACCAGTATCGATGCCCCCTCAGACTATGCAGGGATTGGGGACATTGGCAGTGGACACCACAACGACTATTTCATCGGAAGGCATTTCTTTGACTGCGGAAAGTGTAGAAAGAATGATGGAACAGGTTACTACGACGTACCCTCAATCTCAAATTCAATCAAATGCTTCGGCGACAGAACTCCAAACACGAAGAGAAGTAATAAGACAAATCAATCAGGTAATCCAAGGGGCCGATATGACTAGAGATGATATGGAAATGACACCAGCTCCAGTTTCTCCAGAAGAAGCAACTAAATTGTTTCCAAAAGATAAGGATTGGGAAAAGCTTTACCGATCCCGCAAGCTAATAGAAGAAAAAGTTTCGCATATTCTTGTCCATTCTCAAAACAAGGTCGTTGAGATTCAATCAACACTTGACCAAACGGAAAGCAGGGAAAGAGATATTCGGAAAGCAGTCCGTGAGGCATCTAAAAGAACAAAAGATTTACAACGGGAGATTCGGGAATTAAAGAAACGTAAGAAGGAGTTGGAGAATGAAACGGAAGAAAAAAAGAAACTTCGGGCAACCCGAATTATTCAGGATGTCTTGGCGCTACCCAAAGTAAGAAGAGTTGAAGTAGATGAAAAAAAGAGAATTTTTATCACGACAGATGATATGGAAGTGGTAAAAGATTATTGGGATAAACCACGCGTTGCGGGACAGTATCAAATTCTTGTAGATTTTTATAAAACAAGTATTAAAGAAGGTGTTTGTGTTCTTAATATTACCAGGCGTTTACTGGATCAATATGACCATCCGTGCATATCTAGGACACGCCCCTGCTGGGGAAATATTGAAAAGGAAATCAGAGAAAGTTTCAAGGAACGGGATTTATTAGAACTTGTTATAACCATGTTGCTCTATATTTCTTCTCCAAATGATGATACTGGCTATATAACATATAGCAAAAAACCTCCTGAAGAACGACATAGACAGGGTTGGGAGCAGTTTTTAGAGTTTGCGACACCGTGTCCAAAAAACTTTTCGTTTCTTAAGTATGAAAAACAACAAAAAAACGGATCAGGTACGATATCTACAAGCGATTTGTATACGACGACAAACGCGTATGCAGAAACGACAGGAATTCCAAATAATCCTTTAAATCCACAACAAATAAGGACTCAAGGAGGATATGAACTTACGGAAGGCCCATCTACCATGGTACTTGGTGAAGGAGGCGGAGGAACACCAGGAACTGGAACGCCAACCCAAAACGGAGGATCAGGAACAGGAGGGTCAACATAAGGGTTCTTATCCCATCAGATGTCTATAAACGGTTACGGACGTACGTACTTGCGTTGGATACGGAGATTAGCTTTCTAGGTAAAGTAGAAAGAAAAGACGACATATTAACCGTTGTCGATTTTGTCTTGTTAAAACAGCAGGTCTCCTACGCCTCCACCATTCTTGACAAGGAAGAGCTCGGAAAGTTTTATGAATCCCTCATGGATAAAGGAGAAAACCCATCAGATTGGAAGGTCTGGATTCATTCCCATGCTGCCATGGTAGCCGTCTTTAGCACGACTGACGAAGATACGATTAAAAGTTTCGATTTGGAGGTACCTACGGACAACTGGTTCCTTTCGATTGTTATGAATCACGCAGGAGATCTTAACGCTCGGATAGACGTATTCTATCCACTTCATGTTACGCTCGAAAAACTCGAATGGGACATCTCATTTGACGATCCCATTCTAATGCAGGCAATAAAGTTAGAAATTGCCCAAAAGGTGTCCAAGCTTACGCGGTATCATCGGGATAACACAAATTGGCGGGAAGTGCTAAAACGGATCAAACGACGGGTGCCGACACAAATTATCCTAGCTGGAGAGTAGGTTGACATATTGTAGTAAAGATGCTATAGTATGCTCTAGATATGCTACCAGTCATATTTGATAATGGAAAAAACTTTATGATTGTGCCGTCGAAAACAGATAAAGAGAAAAAATATCGTATTTATTTAGACCGGCATGGGACATTACGTTGTAATTGTGCTGACAATATTTTCCGACCTAATAAATTTTGTAAACACCAAAAAAAGTATATTACAATGGATAAATGATATGTAATCAATGTGAACAAGATAAACATAGGAACGATTTTTACAAACACCACAAATTGGAAAGACAAACCATGTGTAAAAAATGTTCTAGTGAATACCATAAAAACCGATACAAAATTAAAAAAGAACACGATAGAACAGTACAAAATGAATATAGAAAAACTAAACGATATAGAACATTACACCATAAAGACACTAAACTAAACTGGATCAGACACAAGAAAAAACAACTTGCTAGACAAAAAGCACTCTATGCAGTAAAGATAGGGAAAATAAAAAGAAAGAATTGTATGATTTGTAATAGTCCCGAATCACAAATGCATCATGATAATTATGATAAGCCGTTAGAGGTTGTATGGCTGTGTATACCACATCATCGAGAAAGAGACAAAATGGTAATGGATAACATAGGAGGAAACAACGAAACGTGATTTTCAATTTATTACCCGGGGGAAGATCCTTAAAGAGATTCTGGGAGAAGGATTAACCAATTTTAGCTTTTCCCAACTTCATCGATTTGAAAAAAGAGGGATCATTCCTGTTGCCCGTCGGACTGGTGGATCATGGAGGGTCTACTCTCGGGAAGAAGCGGATATTGTGAAAAAGATTATTTGGGATTGGTATGGTGGAAAATCAAATTTTTATCTTGAAGAAGTAAAATGAAAAGAATTACCAGATGCGAAATTTGTAATCACGTAGTTAGATTACTCGGTTCCTACAAAGCAAAGCTTGAAACTGAGGAGCAGATTAATGGTATGTATACGGGGCGCTTATTGACAAGAGTGGTTTCTTTATGTAAAACTTGTACCAACGAAGCCGGGTACATCACAGATAGAAAAAAGAAAGAATAATTATGCCATCGCGTTCCCTTAATAGCGTACAACTCATTGGCAACACAACAGCCGATCTTGTCCTCAAGTATACAGCTTCAAACGACCCCGTTTGCTCGTTTTCACTTGCTACCAACCGTTATTGGACTACTAAAAATGGAGAAAAGAAAGAAGATACGGAGTTTCATAGATTGGTTGCGTGGGGTAAACTCGCTGAACTTTGTAGCCAGCTTATTAAAAAGGGAAGTAAAATTTACATTGAAGGACGGCTTTCCACCAGGACTTTCAAAGTTGCCGGCGGAACGGAAAAAACTACAACGGAGATTGTTTTAGAAGATATGATCTTACTAGATTCTCGTCAAAAAGAAGTTGATAAATCGTATGTGGTAAACGACGCAAAACCAGAAGTAACCCCGGATACTACCCTTTTATAAACACTTCCTGTTGTATAAATATCTCCGCTTTTTCTATATCCTGAAATAACATCATGTTGTATTTCCCTTTAATATATGTTATCATGGGGATATGGTTAAAATTAGTAATCAGGAAATATTTTTTGATAAAGAGGATTTACCTATATTTAATTCTTATTCATGGCATATTGAAAAAGGTCACGGATATGTAGTTACTCGTCTTAAAATAGATGGTAAAAAACCAAAATTATATTTTCATAGACTTATAATGAATAATCCTAAAAAGGGTTTAGTTGTAGATCATATAAATAGAAATAAATTAGATAATCGCAAAAGTAATCTTAGAATTATAAGCTGGAGAAGAAATATATTAAATCATAAATTAAGTTCTAAAAATACATCAGGAAGTACAGGAGTCGCAACAACAAAAGAAGGAAGATGGAGAAGTTATGCAACGATTACAAATAAAAATAGTACCAAAAAGAAACAAATACATTTGGGACATTTTGATTCCAAAGAAGAAGCTAAATTACATTCAGATATTGCTCGTTTAATAATAGATAAACTATATGAAATTCTATAACATCATATTAGTTATAAATTTCTGAAAAAATATGATGAACTAATGATTCTCTAGTGCTTTTAATCCTTTTTCTACATCCCAAAAAACCTGTATATCATGTTCTGTCGGGCTTAATAAAATAGATTGTGCACCCATTTCTTCATCTTTTAATCTGGGGTATCCTTTTTTTCTTAAATACTCATCAGACCTTTTGTATGCGCCAATAGCAATGAGATGAATAAGTGTTTGATCTCCACCAAATGACTTAACCGGTTGTTGATTTATCCCCTTTTTGTGCATGTGGGCAGTTATACAAATATCTGATCCTTCACCCTCATCACGATACATCCTCATGGCTCCATGAGTTTTATTGTATATGGAAAAACCATTATGCCTATGAGCGCCTGATATTTTATATAATTCATTACCTACCCACAAACTAATATATGAAACACCCTCTAAATAATGAATACCCATCATTCTAAAAGATTCATAAATAGATTCTCCTGTTTTTGTAGACCACATATCATGATCTCCTGCCCATGAAGCTAATAATTTTTTTTGTTTTGCTAATATAGAAACAGCAGCTCTCATATAGTTATTTTGTTCTCCAAAAGAACCAATATCATGATCTTGTCCCGCCCCGCCCCAAAACATTGAATTTGTCAGATCACCTAATGTTATTGCAAAAACGCCGGAGGTATTTGCTACCTGTGAGATTTCCCGTGTAACTCTTTTATAGTCAACTTCTTCTCCTCCTGCATGAATATCACCAAATGGAACTAAAAGAATAGGTTTATCTGAGTGTATTTTTATTTCTATATGTTCGGGGATAATAAAAGATTGTTCTCTTTCCTGTTGTCTTCTCTCAAATAATGTTCCATATTCCTGAAACGTCCTTACATCTTGAGAAATTGGGGTAATAAATTCAACCTCTATGTCAGGCTTACGCACCTCCCGTTCATCTCCATGACCATTGATAACTAATTTTTCACCCATTGAATAAAAAGATTGTTCCGTCGTCATCTATATAATTTTGCCGTTTTTTAGGACATTCATCACCCTGATAAATGATATGCGTATCGGGATCGTAGTGATATAAAAAATGGTCTATATCTCCTTTACCGCCTATCCAATGAATCCACGAGTTGATCTCACTGATATGCTCTTTCTGACGAATCGGGGTTAAAGGAGGAGATGTTTTGTGGATAATACCGTTGAGTATTTTGAACGATTCGGTAAGTTCGCGTACCGCATAATCATTGACTACAATATTGGCTTTGTCTATGATTTCATGGTTCATAGGGATATGGATTAATAACCGCAGTAAATATGACGTTCATATACTAGTGACATAATGCTTTATCTTCTCTGTAAAATCTTGCTACATGCTCATCAAATTCACCCATAAAATGTAAACAATCGTCCGTATGTCCTATACGTGTCAATAATCCCTAATATATCGCCTCACGATATATGGGTATCTTCTCTTCAAGAGACATTGGGCGTAACTGTTCCATATATGTCAAATAGGCATTGTTTTGGCAATAACGGATTTTTCATCATACCCGAACAATTCATCTAATTGATCTCTAAGATATTTGCCGAGACAAACGCTAAATCCTGCTGCAAAAGATACTACAAATAATTTTATTGTTTCATTCGGTTTATTAAAATCCGGCTGCAAAATAAATGCTTGTGCGATTCCTGCTCCGACTGCGGTGCGGAAACCACGGTAAGCAATGATGTATATTTCTGGAAATTTCCTTTTCATAATTTATCACCTCCGTTTCTTTCGTAACTTTTTTAACACAACTTTATGCATTGCAAGTAGAAAATTTCTTATCTGTTTTCTTTTCATAAAAATAGTTTTGTTAAAAACGATACATCTTTCCGTGTTCTCAGTTCGGTTTTTAACTCAGGTGATGTCCATTTAGCGATATCTTTTCTCTGGGCGAGACAAATAGATAAATCCATTTCTACTTTTTGTTTATCCTTCTTTAATTCCGTATTCTCCCCGATAAGCTCTATATTAGTGCCCTGAAGGGTCTGTAGTGACTCAGAATAGCCTTTTATTTCATTAGTGAGGGATTCCACCTTTGTGCTAAGTGCTTCATTCGCACTATTTTTCTGTCGTAATAATTCTTCTAACTCAATGATCCGTTCATTTGTCTTGAGATAGAGATTCCAATTAGTGTCACGCTCGGCACGAAGTTGATCAATAAGTGCTTGATTGCCTTCTGTAGGTTTAACTTTTGGACGAAGCCATCCTAAAACGGGAAGCGGACTTAGATATGTATGGTCTACCGCTCGACATGCTGATCCCGTAGGCCAATTTTGATCGAAGCTCTTAAATCTTTTTACATCACCTTCTATACACACGCCTGTATGACCCCACACGTTCCCGCCCCAAATAACTATGTCACCTTCTATGGGAAAATTGGCATCACCGTTAGGTATCCATTCATATTTATCCCCTGCTTTGGAAGGAAAATCACGGGCGTTAGTGTATTCGATAGGGAGAAGCCGAAGAATAAACTTAATATAAAAATTAACGCTATCGACGCACTGATTCTGTGCCGATGTACCAGCAACCTCTAAATACTGTCCTACGAGTGCTTCAAAATAGTCTTGTGTTGTCATATTATTTAAAAAACCCATACTTCTGAAGTATCGGAAGATATTCGGGAGATGGTGTTCTTCCTGCACTTTTTAAAGCATTTGCTAAATACCATGCCGCCTGGTAACTAATCTCCTCCGCAGGACGTATTCCACCACCTTCTTCTCTTGTTCTAAACACATTTCCCGGTACGTTGTAATAGAGAATTTGTCTATCAACACTATTCGGGAAATACCCCTCCGCTCTCTTTAGTTGATTTGCCGCCCACACTTTTGCCTTATTATAATCCTGAGCATCTTCCCTGGTGAGACCGTCTCTGTTTTTTAATGTTACAACAGTTCCATCCTTTTGTCTTATTTTAAAATTAATTTGAAACGGACCATAGGATTCTTCATTTTGATTAATATTGGGGGTAGTAGTCGGTTTCATGCTGCTTTCGTTATTAGAAATACCAACAAAAACATCAGGATTTATTCCAAGCAACCCCGCATCACTCTTTACTCTTGTTTTGTGACTTTGTTGAATTTTTGAATATGTGGGCATTGGATATGGCGTGATACCAGGAGTAGGCGTGGGAGAAGGTGTCATGGTGGGAGTCGGTGTTGGAGAAGAAAATATGGATTTATAATCAGGTCGTGAAGGAGTAGTTGCTTGAACCTGACTAGGAAATTGATTTACGATATTTCTTATCGCACCACGTACCATTGGTTTTATCTGAAGTCGTTTTGCTTCCATAAAATTCCCCACTGCTTGTCCTAGTGCACTTTGTTGTCTACCGGGAACAGGAGAAACAGGTGGTGTCATATAGGAAATAAATGATTCCCATGGGTTTTGTGTCTGATCTTGTAATGGACTGATTATTTTTACCATATCGGTTTTGAAATCACCATGGCCCAACGGACCATTAATTCTTCTCCATCCCACTCTTCATCTATCCAGTGTTTATTAAATTCTTCTTTTTTCAGGACAACATTTCTCCCCTTCCACGGGTCCCAGATAATTACCTTGTTTCCCGTCGAACCCTGGTACACTATATAGTGACCGTCGTTGTGAATATCATTTCCATCTAAATAATCCAATATTACTGACTTCCCGTCAAGTAGCGCCTGATCCAACGCTCTGATCGTTGCATCATACGTTCCGCCTTCATATATTTTCACATTAAATCCAAATCTTCTTGCTTCACGAACCATGTTTTTATCATTTGTTCCGTTTTCCATGGTTGTTTTAGCAAAATCAGCAAGAACTTTTTGCGGAACATGAAGCCCCTGTTGCATAAAAGCATAAGAAAGAGCCGCAGGACCGCACCAGCTTTCATTTTTTTGTTTAAACTCTTTTTGAACGGAACCACGACTCACTTCGTAAAGTTTTCGAAAATCAGCGCGTGCCATATCCGCAAGTGATTTAAAAGGATCTTCTTGCATGAACGAGATTTTTCACCCTACCGGGAATTTTTATTGATGTTCTCTTCGGTGCTTTTAAGACAAATCTATCCGATGACACAGTTAATGGTTTTATCCGAATACGTGGTGTTTTTGGTGTTTTTGGAAAAGCAATCTTTGGAATTTTTATCCGGGGGGAGCGGATCTTTAATGCTTTTTGTACCGCTTCTCCCCGTTGTTCCATGAGGGTTGAAATCTGCTTTAGGAAAGCCATGTTGCTTCCCCCCGTAGAAGTTCCAGAACGAATATTTAAAAGCGGACTCCCCGATGTGTCTGTTTTTATTCTGACCTTCCGTAGTTGCGTTCCCGTTGACTTACTAATATATCCTTCATCTACTAAATCACTCACTAATTGATTAGAAAGCACCATATTCCCCGTACCGGGGCTTTCTTTTCGGAGGGAAACAAGCGTATCCCATGTATCATTTCCTGATTTTCCTTCGATAAGAGAGTGTATATGGATACTTCGTTCCGCTAAATCCTGTGCTGACCACCAGTCATATTCTGCAATAGAAGGATTTACTCCTACTTTTGCTGCTGCTTCTTTTCCTCTTGTAAAATCATCCCTTTTTAATTTCATATCCCAATCGAATCTCTCCCGTATTTTTTTAAACTTCTCTTTTTGATCGGCAAGTGTCCGTATTTTTTCAAACTCAGATTGATTCTTTGCAAGTGCTTCCTGGCGGACGGTTTCTACAATCTTCATTCCTTCTTTAAAATCTTCCGCATATGCAGTTGCTTCTACCTGATCAAACATATTCCGTACTTCAGGTTTTCCCTGAGCATTTCGAATTTCTTTAATTACCTCATATGCCTGGTCGAGAACATCTTTTTGTTGTGTGTCTATATCATTCAGTGACGTATTTTTTTCTTCCGTAGACATTTGTTTATCCGTATATACCTTCAATCGTTCACCACTAAGATCCGACAATTTATTTTTAAATGTTGTCAAAATAGATATATATTGCGTCTCAGGATGTGAATCTACATAGGTTAATCCCTCTTCCGAATCTTTCTTTACGTTTGGCGGGAAATCTATTCCCTTTATTACTTCGTTTATGACATTGTAGTTTTGGAGTGTATGATTTCTTTCCGTAAAAATATAATACGCTTCCGGATTTTCTATGCCGATAGGATAGGGACCAAGTGTCGCGGTAACATTCCGCTTAGACGGTTCACCTTTTAGCGTGTAATATGGTTCCAGTGTTTTGCTTAAAAACGGAAGCCCCTTCTGTATTGCTTCCCAAAATGAATCACTTTTTCTATACGTGTCATCCACTAACATCGATATCCATCGCAAAAGCCCCGAATAATATATATTCTGCGACGCATAATTTGCGGCATAATTGCTCCACGAAGAATCTACTTCACCATTAAGAGTTTTGAAAAGGTCGCCTATATTTTTCAAAAATGTTGCACTGGTATATGCCTTTACAAGCCCAAGTCCCACCCGTGAAATTTTTTTAATATCACTATCCGTTTTTGCCGTTCTTGATGTAATCCAGTAGTGCCGTATTGCTATAGGAAGAGCCATAGAAAAGAATAACGGACCAAAATACCAAAGAGGAATATATGCATTACCGATTTTTATAGAATAATCCCGCCTACCCGCATCATACCCCGCTGTCCGTAATGTTTCATCCTTTTTCTCTCCTTCCCATTCCGTTAATCCATTTAAAGCGAGCGCGGAGGCTATGAACAAAAATGTAAATCCTGTATATGTTGCTCCACGTTGATATCCCCTCATGACGGGATCTTCTATTTGTTGACTAATAAATGTTGAAAATGGTGCCGTGTATCGGATTGACTGTTTTGCCCATAGTGCAGGAACAACTACAAAGGGAAGCGCCCAATCGAGGGGCTTGATTCCTGTTCTGATTTGCAGTAATCCCGTTGTTGCCCTGTCAATTGCCGCCATCCATTTTCCCTGATCCGTTTTGTTTTGTGGATCGAGTGGAGATTTGAATAGCTCCTGCTTCGCTATTTTCAATCCATATTCATCTGCTTGTTCTTTCGTCATACTGTTTGCCTGAAATGCAGCACTTACTCCTTCGCTAATCACTGTCTGGAATAATTGATCTGATGCTTCCAAAAATCTTGTCGGGATAGACATTCTAGGAAACGCCCGTCTGATTCTTACATAATTCAATTCTTTTAATGTCGGGTCGTCTACCGGCATTTCACCCTGCCACGCAGCTTTAAATCGATCAACCGCTAGTGGTATTGACCGGAGAGATGCTTTTACATACGCAGGTACCATGGAAGCATAAAATTGACGCTCTTTTCCTTTTAGTGTTGAAAATATCACATCATTTACTACCATGTTTACGAGATTAAGGGGAACCAATACTGATGTGACGAGTGCATTAGAATACGCATTTCTCATGTTTGAACCCGGACCGGAAAGCATATTGTTTTTTCTATAGGCATCCCACACATCAATATAATTAAGGGGAAGTTGGTCGGAAACCAGATTCATAACATTTTGAACCTGCTTATCGCGTTCCGCTCCGGGGGTAAGTGTCTGAATGTTTTGTGTTATTGTATATATCTGAGTGGCTAACTTCTCGCTAATATTAGGGATATTGAAGCGTTTTGCCAACATATCATAATATTTCCTGTCATTAAATGCCCCGAGGTTACTCATTTCTATGAGTTTTTGAAGATAGGTTCTATGTTTTAACAATTGGGGTGTTTCCCTCATCATAGAATCAAGAATTTGTATTTTTTTTGTTTTGGTAAGTTCGGAAAATCTTTGAATAACATATTTTTCAAGCATTCTGGCGTCTTCGTCTGTTAATCCCGCCTCCTGCGAAAGCCTGGTCGCTAATGATTCTCCTATCAGTTTTTGTTTCTCTGTATAATAATCCCGAACAACTTCCACAATATCTATTTTCCCTTCTTTTAATCTGGTCGATACCGCCTGATTTAATTGCGCCTGAGTAAATGGTCTGTCGAGGATGTGTGCGAAATAGTTATCTAAATGAGTTAATGCTTCCGGCTTGTCCGCAAACTTCTCTTTTACTATCTCTCTCGCTAAATCCCACGCTTCACCATATCCCTTCTTATCTTTTATGGCACTAGCAATAAATTCAAGTGGATCTTTTTTTATAGGAGTTTTTTTAGGAAGAACTTCTAGTGCTACTTTATAGAGGGTATCCACCATAATTTTTATAGGATCTTGTTCTTTTAGGGGACTGGTAAGAAGCGATTTTACATAGCGGATAATGCGCTTTCCCAAAAGTTCATCAGGGGAAATTTCTACTTCCTGGTCTGTTGTTTTTCTTTTTATATCTTTTGATTTTTCCTTTACATCTTTTAGTACCGTATCCAAAACTTCATCATTGGCTTTGTTAAATTTTTCTCCCGCTTTTTTCGCTACTACAGGAGCTTCTTCTATCATGCCCGTTCTGTTGGAAAATTTATCTAATGTAGACATTTTATCTTTTGCTATCCGTGTCATGGTATCAGCAAAATGAAGTCGTCCCTCAGGGGTCATTCCCGCCCAAATTCTCGCTATTTGACCCTGTTGACCGGCGCGAAGCATTTTTTCCATAAGAACCTTATGAATTTGGTCTGAAAGAACCAGGTCGCCCTCATGTTGTGCTTGATATTCTAAAATTTCACCAGCGGCGTTTAGAGTTGTATCCAAATCGTTGACATTGAGCACTCTCTGCAAAGTTGCATCTTTATTCTCTGTAATCATCCGTTGAGCTTCTTCCACCACATCTTTATTGTGAAGCACCTGATAATAATGATCCTTCATTTCATTAAGAATTTTTTGTTTAAATTCCTCTGCGGCTGTCTCAGATTTCAGGACGGTCTTCGTAAAACCAAATACTTTCTTTTCTCCTGTTTCTTTGGGTGAAAGAGTTGGCACTTGTGTTTCTTGAGTGCCAGGTGGTTGCTGTGGCATTATAGTGGATTGAACAGGAGGTACCTGAGGAATGATTGGAGTTACTTGCTGGGTTACTTGAGGAATTGTGGTGGGGGATTGGAGGTTTCCTTGCCCAACTCCTGAAGTTCCTGATCCGATAGACCGAAAGTTTCTTTCAAATACAGGTCCACTTTGTCTGGATATATCGCTAACCCCGGCATTTTGGGTTTGTTCCCGAATTTGTTTAGAGTTTTTATATCCTGCATATTTTTCCTTATTTAACTCCATGTAGACAATATCCGGTCTACCTCTTTTCGTGTAATCCCAATTATCTGGAGCATACTGATCATCCCATTTTATTCTGCTAGACTCTTCAAAACCGAATTTCTTATAAAAATTTATTAATTTAGGGTGATCAAAAACATCAAGTTTCGTTGCTCCATTTTCTATTGCATCTTCAAGTGCAATGGCTCCATTCCCCTTTTTTCCTGTGTTGAATACGCTTATTAACTCTCCATCTGGTTTTATAGCATATCCAGTAGTTTTATCTCTATCCAGTGTTATCTTAAAACTTGAATAGTCTTCATTATTATAGTCGCTTAACCCATATTTGTCAACCAACGGTTGTATCGTTTGCTTAAAATTGTTTGGTAAATCTGCCACTCCCCCCACTCCTTCCGTGGAAGGGGGTTGAGATGGAATAATCATTTGTTGCGCTACATATTTATTTGCATCAGAGGTACTCATGCTATTGAGTTTTACAATTTCATCTACGTTTACCGTTCGTGCCATTTCCCTAAAATAATCAATAAGCGCGGGAGAGGGCGGTTCTTCAATGATGGGAGTAGTTGGTATTCCACTTACTTTTTTAGTAGCTTGGGGTTGGATGGGCGTTATTGTTTTTGGCACTTGAGGGATGGGAGTGATAGGTTGTGCTATTGGCACCTGGACAACCCGTGGTGCCACTGGTTGAGTTGTCGGCTGAACTAATGGTTGAGTTTGTTGATCTTCCGGAAAGAGATTAACCTGTAAAACAGGTGGTATTGGATTTCCCAAGTAATCCTTTTTTCTATATTGAACGATAAATCCCGGGGTTTCAATAATTCCTTCTGGTATTGTAGTTAGTCCTGCTTTTTTAAGAACCATCCGAATCTGTGGTCCTTCAAATGTATGGAATCCATCTCCAGATTCCTTTTGGACAGTAGTAGCGATTTTTCCAAATAGTCCTTCCGTCGTGGTTGTTGTTGGCGCTATGGGTGTTCTAAGTTTTAATCCGCCTGGTGTGGGTTGCTGTTTTTTTGTCCAAAGATTTTTGACCCATCCCATGATATCAGGGAATTTCCATGAAGAATCGATTCCCGCAGACGTTGCTTTATTGTACGCATCAATAAATGTTTTAAATTCCTCTGGATTACCACCTTTATCTGGATGAAGACGCATTATAGTGCTTCTAAATTTTGTCTTTAACAGTGTTGGATTTTCGTAATCTTTCAACTTGAATCCATAATTAGAAAGCGTTCTTCTTACCGCTCCAAGATCCGTCGTAGCGATTCCTTTCATCGGCGAAGGAGTAAGTGCTCCTACGGCAAAACCAAATAAGCTGGAGGATGCCAGTTCTTCCTTTGACATCTTTTCGCCTTTCAGGAGTTTAAGTCCTGCCTGAATTCCCGTTGCCACTCCGGTTCCTACCACTCCTGCGGGAATGTTTAATCCCTGTTTTAAAATATTCCGTACCTTCATCCGGGGGTTGAGTGTCGCAAGTTCAGTTACACCTGCGGCAATTTTAGGAAGCAGACCGGGAGTAGCTTTTAATCCTGAAACAATAGTCGGAACATACGGTGAAAAAGGAAGTAATGCCGGAAAAGCCTGTTCTACCGTCCCTGCTATATATTTTCCAACGGTAGGTGGTCCTTGTATTTTGGCATACTGAGCGGGACCGCCAATTTTATTAAAAAGAAACCGTGCGGCTGGTGTTTCCGTGGTTAAGCTTTGCATAGGACGGGATAATAATCGCATATTCTCCTGAAATGTCCTTACTGCTGGTTGTATTTGTGGACGTTGTGCCACATAAGACGCAGGACTTGGATATTTTTGTACGAAGGAAGAAGCCCGTCCAACGCTTTGATTATATGCGCTCCCGAGATCTTCCATCGAAGGTGCCCTAAGAAACGAAGCAGCTTGAGCCACCCGTGACGCAAGTTGTCCTATTGGCGTTGCTGACGCAGCCCTCAGGGCACCACTCTTTGCCAAATTAAGCGCGTTTTGCAGCGCATTCTTTATAGCCATAGTGATGCCCCTTATTATGCTTGTACTAATCTTCCATACTGATCAATCAGTTGTCCTTTTTCGTTTTTATAGACTCCTGGTGCAAATGATGCAGATGCCGCTTGTCCTCCTATTTGTCCTATTGTAGATGGATTAAACGCCCCCATCGTCTGTGTTGCCATGCCAGTATCGCTTACTGAGTATGGATTAACTGTTGAAAACTCTCCCTGCTTCTGTGCTTGAAACAATGCAAGTCTTTGTTGAAAATCCCTATCTGCTGCATTTATCGCATCCTGTCTATTCCGTGCATCCACTAATGCGGCATTTCGTTCTCTAGCTTTTTCAGTTTCTAACATTCCCCGCTGTGAGTTTATTTGCCCGATCATTTGCGTAAACTGATTTTTCAATGTCTGCAATGCTTCGTCCTTTTTTCTTCCCCATTCGTTTTTCTGTGTATCTACCCAACGAACTAAACGGATAGTTTCATCAGTAATCGCCTGACGATCCTGTTCTGAAGTAGTTCCTATCTCACCAAATCTTCTTTGCGTTTCCCTGCCAAGAAGTTCCTGTGCAAACGGTCCGGCGCTTGATCTACCGCCAAACATTGCCGCGTTGCGCTGGGAAAGTTCACCATAGAGTTGACGTGCCTGAGCCAGAGCGTTCGCTTTAGCCTGTTCGGAAGTAGTTGTTCTTTTTCCGAGTTGAATCTGCGCTTCGGCTTCTTGTCCGGTTATGCCCTCTATTCCCCTTGTATATTGACCTTGTATTGTTTGCTCCTCACCCGGCTGTTGTGCCTCAAGCGCTCTTTGTTGTTCATTTAATGCTGCAAACGCAGGAGCATAAATTTGGTTTATCGCTTCCTGGTCGCTTTGTTGTTGTGCCGCCATTTGTTCATTAGATGCATCAAAAACCCATTGTCCATTCACCGAACGCCACCGACCCCCACCATAATTTACGGTTTGACCGTTAAACGTTGGAGCGTAAGGTGGTGATCCGCCCTGTTGAGTTGGTTGAATTGGTTGTTGTGTCTGTTGTTGCTTTGATAACAAATCAATACTCTTTGGTGTTACATAGATCGATGAAACCTGATCATAGGGATTTTGAGGTCCTATGAATGAGCTTGTAGATCCTGTTGGAGCTTGTGGAGTCGAGTAACCTGTTGGTCCCGTTGCTCCTAATTCATAAGGAGTAGCATTAACGTAACCCGTTGGTCCTGTTTGACCTGCCGTATAATACGGATATCCCACTCCTGTTGGCCCTGTTGATCCTGCCACCCCACCATACATTGCTGCCCATGGATTATTGGGATCATATTCTGCCATAATTTATTCACCTCCTTTCAATAAAGAAAAATAAAATTTTATCTACCCAATATTGAACTCAAATCCGGCTGTTGCGGTGCTCCTGCCATCACATCCCCTCCACCCATTCCACCACCCATCATTCCCTGATCAGGAGACTGGGGTATTCCCTGTGTCCCTACATCTCCCTGCGCTTCCTGTTGATCTTTAGAGAGTAATTGAGCCAACGTAACTATTATTTTTCTGACTAATTTTGCATCAGGATCATTTGGATCTGTTTCTGTTGCCATTTTTGAATACATTTGCAATGCGCGTAGCGCACCGACAAGAGAATCTGTACGTTCGCCGGGTTGTTGCGCCATCGTGTCTCCCCCCGTCTGGGTTGGTTGCCCTATTTTTTGTGCTATGCTTGCTGCGACTGCGCCATTTCCATTTGCCATAAAAATCACCCCCTTATTGTATTTTTAATATATTTCTTATTTCCCGATTGAATTGGTCTTGTGTCGCGTTAGTAAGTTCCGCACTTCCCATCCGTTTTTCCAGTTGAAGCCACATCGTATATTGCTGTTCCTGATTTTTGATAACCTGTTCAACTTTTGTATAGAGAACACCGAAAGAAAATACCCATGTTGTGATGGTGACAAAGATAGGAAACCAAAATGAGATTTCCGGTTTTTCAATGAATTGTTGATATTGGCTTTTCATATTTTAAAATTCTACAAAACCACCAAAATTTACCTGATTCAAATTTTCTACTGTTGGTGGATCAACATAAATGCTATCGATAGTAGTATCTATTGTTGGGTTGGTAGTACCTGAAATAGAGGTGGAATAATCTGCGTGAATACGGCCAACTCCCCCATCTCCTGGATCTTCTGGAGAACCAACAAGAACACCACCTATTGCTGTTGTTAAATTAGTTCCCAAGACCAAAGTTTGTCCCTTTAACAAGATAGAACCTCCTGCTCCTCCACCACCATTTATTCTATCTTGATACAAACCACCTCCATTTACGCTTATACCACCCGTAATGGTTAAATTTTTAGAGATTAAAATTACAATTCCTCCTCCATTTCCTCCCGATATCCCACCACCAATACCAGCTGTTCCTGTTGCTCCTCCCCCACCAGCACCAAAAACCATATCTACTAAATTTACCCCTCCGTCTGTTCCACCAGCGGCACCATTGGTTGAGCCTGAACCCGTTGCTGCTATTCCAACCGCACCATTTCCTCCTCCTCCACCTGCATTATAACTAGCATTACCTCCACCTCCACCGCCACCAGCCCCATTAGCAGAAGAAGATTGACTTCCTGTGCCAGTTGCACTTTCTCCTTGTCCCCCAAAACTATTTGTACCATCAATTGAAATACCCCCCCTGAATCCACCACCAGAAGGTTGTGTTGAATTCCCCCTAACATTATTTGCTCCTACTCCAGCAATACTTTCAGTAATAGTGAATGTTCCACTGCAGAACTTTGCATATATTCCGCCAACTGTTCCGTCCCATGCTTTTAAAGTTATTGTTTGTCCCGTATCTATGAGACCAGACGAATATTGAGGCATTACTAAAACTTGTGCTCCTGTTGCATAACCAAAAATAAGAGAATAAGAAGTCGTAATTGTTCCTGCGATATACGAGTCTATTTTGTTTAATTCCCACTGTCCTGCTCCCGTTCCCTGTGTTTGATGAATAACAATAAGTTGTCCAGCTGCAAAAGATGCATTTGTAGCTGATAAAGAAGTAGTATCTATCGTCCCCGTACATGCACTATCTATAGGGGCATCAGTTCCTGTTGAGGGGGCATACGCTCCATCGGAGCCATTACCGAAGCGTTCAGCAAAAACACTTGAATCATCCGATTTAAACTGTCGCTGGCTCAATTTACCCTCCTAATTCCTAAAAATATTCCAAAATACTTATCATTTTTTGCATGACAATCTTTACAAAAAGTAATTCCGTTTCTTGTGTCATATCTTAACTGTGGATAATCTCTCCATGGCTTTATGTGATGTGCCATTAAATACACACCTTTGGCTCCGCAATCTTGGCAGGTATAGTTATCTCTTTCAAAAACCATACTTCTCCACGCTATATATTCAACTTGATTCATTAATCTATGTCTTTCTGTTCCTTTTCCGCCTTTCCAGTGAGGATTATCTTTTCCCCTAGGAGTTTTATTATGTAAACTAATCAATTTTTTTGATTTTTCGGTATGTTTAATTCCCATATGAGCCATACTTATTTTCTCCCTTGACTCTTTACTGTGCCTTCTTCCTGTCATTCCACAGACACCACTTTTAACCAATAAAGACATTTTAGAATTTTTATACTTTTTTCCTTTATTCCACGATGTCACCACTCCCTTTGTTCCTTTATCCCACGGGATATGACCTTTTTTAAAATGAGTCTTGCCACTGTTAAGTTGTATTTTTAATCCTTTATTCCAAGGAATTTGTCCTTTTATAAATGTCATATTCTAATTTCGCTCCCGCGCCACAAGACTAATCATGAGTTCGCCTGCTGAATTCGGGGTTTCAATTTCAGGTCGTAGGAATACGCCTGAGGCAAGAGACGTAAAGTTCAAAACCGCTGGTGTAGCCGCAGTTGAATTTTCATATTCTCCTACATCTATCGTTGGCTTCGTACTAAAAATTGACGTTCCCGCTGCGGTTGGCGTCGAATAATAGTTGACATCAATTGTCAAAACACCCAATGATGGCGCAGAAAGAACGGAAGTAAAAACACTATCTATCGTCCAATTCCGTGTCGCCCTAACCATTGGAAAGCTTTGTGTTGCCGTTCCTGTAAGAAGAGTGGGTAGCGATCCCAACCAAGACCAATAAATCTGCGTAGGTCGTGGATAGATTATTGATGCGGCAGCAATAAGTGCTATAGACGCTATAGATGTTACCGCCAAACTTTTGGTTTCAGTGTAATTTATGGTTGCAGTAGAGATAACGTGTTTTCCTGCCGAATCGTGTTCCGCCTGAAGGAAATCAACCATGCTCGACCAGTGGGTGACAGTAATAATTGCTTCTACTAAAGAACCGGAGCTATGGGATTGGGCGGTAGATCCTGCTACACCACGCACTACACCCGTTAAATCGCTTCCGCTTATACCCGTAAAAGAAATATATTCCCGCTTTGAAGGGGTGTCATTGCCCGAGCCGTCCTGTCGGTCTAAAACAATTACACCCGGTGCCGTAAGATTAGAAACACTCGTGAGGGTCATGGTTTGAACGGTATCGTTAATCGTGCCACTTAATGTTGTCTGAGTGGCATTTTGAGTCGATGATTCATAAAGAAAAGCTGTCATAATTATTCCTCCTTTACTAAATAAGAATACGGTTGATACTCCAACTTATGCTGTTCCAATGCGCTAAATAAACCACGTCGCAGGTGTACTACCTCTCCCTTGAGCCACGGAAAACGCTTTAATTGCCAACAACTCATAGTTATCCGCCTTCGCATTCGTTAGCATCTCTATCTGCATCGTTCTTGCCGTTTTGTACAATAATGCTTTTCGTATAATTTCTTCCGATGAGACATCCGCATCCACATTGGTTAGTCCCCATTGAGCAAGCCCAACCTGATCTACTCCCCATCCGCTTGTTGATTGTTGACTTGTAATTGCAAAAGACTTTGCAGTTATTGTTGCCCCGTCCCGTTCTTCAAGATATACATTTACCGTTACTGTTCCATATACATTCCGAAAATTCGTATACAATTCATTAATCGTTTTAAAAAGCGACCAGTCACCGAAATTTTCTTTCCTTGTTTTCAGTAACGTATTAAAAGCAGTTCCCTTATCATCTGTTAACGCTTTTTGAAATTCCGTCACATAATTATCCGTTGAATCTACTGCCAAAAGACGATCTATACCACCTGAATCCGTAATCTTCTTTAATTTATTAATTCCAAACGTTGTAAACCACGGTCCCATGAATGCTCCACGCTCCCTGTCAAATATAATTGCTTTTTTTGATTCTGGAAACGCGACAATAAACTTATAATCAAAAAACTCTGCACACGCTCCATTCAAATCGTTTTGCGTTAATGAATCAAAAAAAGGTCGTATCTTCGCTGAAATCTCATTTGACCACAATTGCTCTCCTCCTACATTCGGTTGCTGACCAAGAAGAAAGATTCCTCTTCTGTTTACAGAAAACAAATCATTATTCACGGCCACAATCGTTCGACTACTTGAGCATCCTTGTGATGCGGTAATTAACTGATACGTTGGTACAAGTAATGAAAAATTACCAACCGAAATACTTACAAGCGACACTTGCCATACGGAATTCTCTTTATAAACAATAATTTTTCCTCTCCAAATGCCCAATCCCGTAATGTTGTCTCCCGTATCAGGATCTATATAGATGTATCCGCCTCCACCATACGCATCAAATCGTTCATGATTTGGAACTCTTCCTGATATAAAAATTTTCGTTGGTTCATTCGTAATCCCTGCCAATACAAGACGATCTTCAAAACGTATAACGTATTTTGCTTTCGGTCCGTCAGTTGTGTTAGCGGTTGACGGCAACGTTAATTGCGATGCAGTGATACCAATGTCATCATATCTTGTTGTCGTATCGTCTACTCCTGCCACCCACGTTTCATCCCCCTGTGGACCGCGATACAGGTTATATCCCTGCAATACCCCAGAAGGACCGGACACCATACTCCACGTTACCCGTATCATCGTATCGCTTAGATTTTGCGGTAAACTCGCAAGCGAAATTGCTGTAGAAGCAAGCGTTTCTCCTGTTTTTGAGATTGCCGCTACCCTCCACGACCACGTTGTTAATCCTGTTGCCCCGGATATGTTTGTTGCCGCCACTCCTGTCGGCGTGGTAAGCGGATCAAATGCCACCAGGTTCGTAAAATCGTATTTAACGAATGGTTTTTGCGAATTGACCAAATATATCGTATTGTTAAGTTGCGTGCCTTCCATGTTATATCCAGATGGCCATGAGGCACCCGTAATCATCGTATATGAAGCATTATTTTGCTTCGTGAGATATCCCCAATCGGTTAATGTGAGAATCTCTCTTGTATCGGCTATCGACTTTGCTTCAACCAATCCTCTTCCGTATCCCGTTGCTCCTGCTAAAAAATAATCTTGTGATCCCCATCGTTTTGTTGGGACACCCAATCCTATTAACATTAAATTATCTGCCTGTGCCAATTCATTTCCCTTTAATTCAGTTTGTCGTAAAAATAGATTCAATCCGCCACGAAAACCATCCCACGAAACTTCAAGTGGTTTGGGCGGTACATATTTTGTTTGACGAAGACTTGTTATCATACATATTTAAAATTAGATTACTCTGTCAATCACGTCCAACCCGAAATCCCCAATATTTTTCCTCTCGAGTTTTTACATTATCATTTTCACCAAATGCCCGGGAAGTATCATTTTGGTTGTCGATTTGTGAAAGGATATTTTCCCGCGCCCTCACCTCATATGCTTGATAGCGACTATCACTCCTGGCCTCGAAAATATACGCAATCGTCCGGTTAACTAAAAACTCAGGGTTATCCAAAAAAACCACATCAGCAGGAGACGTAAGAGAAGTCGGGAATGCAAAATAGGTAATCATGAGTGATGCTCCTGATGCAATGGTTGCCGGATTCCAGATCATCGTTCGTCCGTTCCCCCTGTCTCCCAGCATATAAAAATACTTATCCGTTGATTGATGCATCCCGATTTCTTCTGGAATAATCTCCGACCACTCTTCCCCTCCCTCTACACCACTTGAATAGTAAAGGGGCATTCTTGCCATCTTACGAAAATTCATTGGCATTGTTAAAGAACCCTGAGAGACACCTGTGACAGAAACCCAAAGAGTCTTCCTCAAAACCTCCCAGTCGTAGGCATGACTAAATTCCTCAATACTTCTATTTATGAAACTTTTTCTCAATTCAGATTCCGATCCGCCCGCTGTAGGTGGAGTAGTAGATTGATCAGCAATAGCTGCTACCGAAACCTGTATGTCATTCAATGTTGTACTCACCATATTTTATAGAGGGGAGAAAAAAGGACAGGCAATCTTCTCCCCAGAATTTCCCCTACAACCCTCCCGTTATAGGGGAATTCCCAATTATTCTTACAATGCGACGGCTGCGTTATAAATAGGCATCCATCCCTGAGCATTTCCACCTGATCCCTGATACCACACTCTTATCAACCCTGCTACGTTCGCTCCTGTAATACCTAATGATGCCGTAGAAGCAACTGCCCCCCGGAAATCAAAAAATGCTGCTGAAGCTCCCGACGCAACAAGCTGCAATACAGCGGTTGTTGGACCGTTGATTACAGAATGTGTCAATGTCAACGCTGGGGCCTCACTTGCCGCACTTCTCATACGGTTTGCATACGTTGTATTTTCTGATAACGCATCAATTGCAGCACCGCTTCCACCTGTTATCGTAGAAGTATCCACAAGAAGACCAACTCCAGTTGTCGAATTTTCAAGCGTCAACGTGGGGGTTGTGTCATCCCCGATGATATTTCGTCCCGATTCCGACCACAAATTTACTAAATCTGACATAAATTTTAATCCACCTCCGTTCTTTTATTGATAAAAATACAAAACCATTACAAAGCTATAGCATCCTTAAAAATAGGAAGCCATCCTGCTGCATTTCCCGCATTTCCCTGAAACCATACCCGTATTAACCCAACCACATTTGCCCCAGTAAGTGCCAATGATGCAGTTGAAATGACAGCACCCCGAAAGTCAATAAATGCTTGACTTGCAGCTGACGCAATCATCATGAGTGGCGCTATCGTTGGCCCCCCGATTATCGTGCTGATATGTTGAAGAGTAAGAACATTTGCTCCGCTTGCATTAGCCATTAAGGTAGCTGCTTTTATCACGTTTAAGCTTCCTGTAATTGTTGCGTTTCCGCTGTTTACCAAGGTAGTTGATAAAATCTCATTAGTAAACTGAGTTGGCCCCGTTAAGGTTGCAGCCCCACTTAAATTTAATGTTGAGCCAATTATCTGATTAGTTACACGAACTGCACTTAATGATGCGGTACTAGAGGCAATAAACCCAGGGACTTCGAGCGTTCCCGTCATGGTATCGCCCGATACATCAACAAATGTTGACGTATCCTGATCTTGACGCCTGATAGAGTTTACGAGACCCTGCTTCTCTCTGTCATCCATATTATTCCATGTTTGTGAGTCTCCCATAATTTTCACCACCTTCCTTTCTTTGAGATAATAAAAAAAGCCAAATACTTTGATGCAATTGTTGCACCGAAATATTTGGCTTCTCTTGAGCGTTTTACCGCTTAAAAAGAATATGTTACGAATACATTAAAACAAACTTTTCTTACCTTGTCAAGTTTTTAATACCGCCATCCCCAAAATTTAGATTCTATCATTACTAGCCATTTTAGATAAATAAAAATTATCCATATTATTCTTGAAGATAAATTACTTTTCCACCAATACCACAAACATTATACACTTCTCGCCTGGCTGTGGATACTTACATGGCGACTAAAATTAAAGTTTTTTGCTTATTTCAGGGTTGATTATCTTTTTTAATACCTCAATCGCCTGTTGCAATCTCACATGCGTTTCCCTATTTGTTTGCAGTTGGGCCACTGCATTATCAATTAACTGTAATGCTTCTTCTGGTTTCATGAACACCTCCTTTCTATTGTATTTCAATACTTACCTTATCGGCGTCGTTAATAGCTTGCAACCTTGCCGCATCAGCTAAAACATTTGCCTTATAAGAGCGATAACAGCTCTTAATATATTCAACTATTTTTTGTTTCAAAAAATCTTCTTTCGTTTGAGGATTATCAATTTCTATCGGCTCTCCCGCTTCATTCACTGATTGAATCTTTGCCTGATAACCTAAATAATAAGTCACGGAATCCATAACGTCTACTTCTTTTTCCTTTTGAATTATTAGTATCATAAAAATCACCTCCTATGCCGCCGCGGCTAAACCATGTGTTTGTAAAATTGATTGTATTGCTGCAATAATACCATCGGTTGTTGCATCTCCAGAGTTGGAAGTGTCATCTATTCTAGCATCAATCACTCGATTCGAGATTACCTGGACTCCATCTACTTCATATTTTGCTGTTGTGTCTATTGTTCCGTCATCATCCACACTCGCCAAGACACTCGCACTTGAATTTTGCCACTCCTGTAAATTACTCGCCTGTCCCGCAATTCCCTTTACGATCAAAGGCACTCCGTCTGTAGCTTGAGAGTGGATAGTTATTCCCGCTCCTGTGCCTGTGAATAGTCCGTAGATTAAAGGAGTGGTAGTATTGGAATTGGCAATATATAGCTTGTTGCTTCCTGTCTCAGAATATCCAGCTTGATACCCTAGCATCACATTGCCACTATCGTCAGTTCCAAGACTGTATCCTGATTTATAGCCGATAATAGTGTTACTATTTGCTCCGGTGAATGCTACTCCTGCGCCATAACCTAAAGAACGATTACCAATGGCGACATTAAAACTTCCTGTTTGAGAGTAAGCACCCGCGCCTTCTCCCAAAAAGTAATTGTAGTCTCCAGTGGTGTTGGAGAGGCCA